GACAAAATTCTTTTGCACCTTGTTCCTTTGCCCATTCTGTAGCCGCTTTTATTAATCTTATCGGCACAAAAATACTTTTTCTTTCTTTTGGATGAACATACAAAGCCAAATCATTGCAAAGTATTTCATCACTAAATGCGTATGTGGTTAAATGCACTATCATAGCACCTATAATTTGTTTTTCTTTCTCTGCTATCCAACCCATACCTTTATCTGTGCTTATCATATGCACAAAGTTTTTCAATAATTTTTCTCTGCTAAATTTTAGGTGTGCGTATGCACCTTCTTGCCACATACATTCAGCAAGGTCTAATAAAGGTTCAAAATCATTTACTTCCCATTTCCTAATTTTATAACTCATAGTCTTTTGTGTAAATTTTCTCCTCTATGTTGAATCCTAAATTTAATAAACTATTATCATCTATGTTTCTGTTGCTAATCCTTAAATTATTAATACCTTTTTCTTTGCAATAAGTTTCTATGTTGTCAAATAGTTTTACCATATTATCATTTGTTTGATATGTAGGTTCTATGTAAAAATATTGTAATGTTGCAACTTGCCTTTTAGGTGCCCACGGCACTTGATTCATATGTACAAATGCAAAGCCTATCAATGTTTCATTGTGCATCAATCCAAGACTACCTTGCCAAAAAGGACTTACAAGTCCTCTCTTGATATGTGTATAAAAATGTGTTTCATCATAATCAACACCAAACAAGCCTGTTTCGTGTAATGCTTTATAACCTAATTTTGCCACTGCTGTTGCATCATCGGTTGTTAAATGCCTTGTGTAAATTACGTCTACTCTCTGCCCCATTTTATGTCCTTTACTATTTGATTGCTAAACTCCATACCCTTGTCGCCACTAAAAAATATTTGTTGACTTGCTACACTTGTGGTCCTACCTGCAGTTTTTTCAAAGTCTGCAAATTGGCTAGCACATTGTATTGTTAATGTTGCTGTCTCTTGTGCCTCTGCTATCTTCCAAGCAGTAATTCTGCCGTCAAAAAATTGAAATACCTTACTGCTGTTGAATTCACCTGTGCTGTCAAAAATTGCCCTGTATAACACAATTCTTTTGTCTATGTAATTGTTGTTTAACACAAGTCCAACCGTTGTTAAATCAACTGCTGTGAAACTTATGTCAAGTGTGTTTACGGTGATGTTGCCGCTTTCTTTTACGTTGCCAAACTCTAAAAATTGTCCCTGTGCTGTGTAAGTGTTTGTGCCAGTGTCTGGTGCTGTTGAACTATCAAAACGTATGTCAATGTTTGCGTTTGTAAAATAGACTGGCGTGTCAAAATGTATTTCGATAAGGTCTGCCGTTAATATCTTTTTTTGTGTTAAAGCATCTTGTATCGTGCTGTCTAAACTTCTTGGCATTACGTATCCTCTCGAACATTGATCTCATATTGAAATAAATTTTGATTACCTACGTTGAATTGTTGCACGTCGCTGGTTAAAAATACTTTAAATGGTACATTGTTGTATTGCACCGTTGTGCTTGAACTTACTGCTGTCCTTAAACTTGGGAATATAGGTAATCCAACTATTGTTGATCCATCCAAGTTGACATCATCGGTCAACATATACACCTTGTCGTGGTTGCTAAATTTTATCAAGTCTCCTGTTTTAAGTGTGCCTGAACTAACACCATCATTTGTTATTGGCACCGTGCTTGATGTAGCCGCTGTGCTGAAATCACTGCTTACTATATCTGCCACCGTAGTTGTGCCTGATGCTGTACCACGTGTGCTTGATATACTTGGCGGTATTACGGTGAAACTATCGAACTTGCCACCTTGCTTCATAATGAATGCCATAATGGGCATATATTCTGCTCGTGTTAATGGTGGTGATACAAGTTTGAAACTAAAGTATTGGCTGTTTATTTGTGCCCTTTGCACTCTACCTGAAAGAGTTTGTGTTGTTCTTGTTTGTGTGTTGCTTTTAAACTCCATCGTTGTAAAGCCTGCTGTTGGGAATGATCCGCTCATTATACTAATGCCCTCCTACCTTGTTCATTCAATGCTTGGTTTATCATACCTATGAATACACTTTGTCTTGACCTAATTAGTTTGTCAAAGTCTTTCGTGTCTGTTGCTGTTATGTTAAAATTTAAATTAATTGTTTGTTGGCCACCCTTCATAGCATCATTTGGGACAACGGTGCCTGTTCTACCCGGGACAAAAACTTCCGGGCCCGCTTCTCCTATTACAAACGGTTGATTACCCATTGTTGTACCACCCATCTCCCTGCCTGGATATTGTTGGTTCCTAATAATTGCTACTTGTGCCAATCCTGAAGCAACTATGGCTCCTGCTAACAATGGTCCAAACACACCACCTTGTGCTAACGCCTTGGTTGCACCTTGATATGTGTTAATGATTGCTTCTGTTATTGCAACCGCTTTGTTAAGTTCAAATGCCCTTCTGTTTACCTGTGCTATCTGTTCTAATGCACTACGAGCACCTGCTACTGCTACTTCTCTTTTTTCTTCTTCAGTTGCAGTCGCTAAATCTAAATCCTTAAAGTTTCCTTGTTTAATTGCACTTATCCTTGCTTCTTGATTACGTTGTATCTGTGCTAATTCTTTATCATATATTGCTTTACGTTTTGCCGCGGCGTTTTCTTCTATCTTCTGTATTCGCTGTGCCGCAACTTCATAACTAAATGCTTTCTTTTTCAGTCCTTCTTCAATTAATGCTTTTTGTTCTTGTTCTTTACGTATTACCGTGTCAAGTTCGTCTTCTAACAATCTGTCAATAGTTTCAAGATTGCTTTTGTTTTTCTTTAAAAATTCTTGTGATACTTCAATCTCTTTTTTAACTGCTTCTATTTTTTCTTTACGTGCTTTTTTCTCTTCTCTTAATCTTTGTGTGCTTCTTTCTATGCTGGCGTTGTAATGTTCATTGTGCATTGTTAGTTCTTCTAACTCTTCACTTGTGCCCATTATGTCTTCTATCAAACCATTAATTTCATCTCTGAATATGAACAATGCTGTAAGTGCCGCACCCGCTAATAATACAAATAATGGATTTTTTAACATTGCCGCCGTTAGTGCTCTTACTATACCTGTCAATGCCACAAGGGTGTTTGCAAATTTTACAAAACCATTTGCAACTGCAATTATGGCCAAACCACCAAATGCAATTTTTAATATTTCAACGTTGTCTTTTAAAAATACTACTGCCTTACCTGCGTTGACTACTGCACCTGCTAATGCTTCACCAACACTTTCAGCAAATTCATCTATGCCGTCTTGGTTGTCATCAAAAAAGTCATTTAGGTTGCCAAGTTCACCTTTCAATGCTTCAAAGAACGATTCATTTACGGTTGTTTGAAATTTGAAGAATTTATCTCCTAACATTGAAAGCGTACCTTCTAATGTGTTTGCAAATTCTTCAGCCGCCTTGCCAAATTCTCCGCCTTCTCCAAATACTTCTGTGAACCTTCTTCTTGTTTCTTCTGCTGTTGTTTGAACACCTTGTTTGAAACCAAGTAATGCTAATACACCTCTTTCTCTAAAAATATCTGCACTTGCCGCCCCTGTACTAAATGCCCTTTGTATCTGTTCACCAGCAGTCCTAAAGTCAATACCTGATACTGCCGCAACGTTTGCCGTTATAGCCAATACATCATTTAGTTCTTCTGCGTCTTTTGATACAATGGCCAAGTTTCCTGATGCCAATGCAATATCTTGTAGACTAAATGGTACACCTGCCGCAAAGTCCGTTAAAGTCTTAAACGCCGCCGCACCTTCTTCAGCACTACCAAACAAGAATTTGAAACGTAGTTGTAGTGATTCTACTTCTTTACCTACGCTAACAAGACCTTTGACAAATTTGACGGTAGCAATACCTGCCAATGCAACTCCAGCCAATGTGGCCGCTTTGCCCAAAGACATCAATGCCTTTTCATTATTTTTTAAGGCACTGCCTAAACTTTCAACATCACGTTTGCCCTGTACTCGGGCACGTATGTTATAATCCTGTGTCGTCATCGTCTACTTCTTGTCCTCGCTTTTGCTTGCCGCATCTGCTTGTTGGTTGCATCTGCTTCAATTTTTAGATATGCTATCCACATATCTATTTCCAACGCCGTTAGTTCCATTATCTCGGACACGCTTTTCTTTAGCCTGTCCGCCAACATAAACAGAACTCTTGTTTCAACGTTGGCGTTTATTCCTTTACGAGTTCTTCAACCTTTGGCTTAAGGGCCGCGTTGTTGATAACACCCGCAACCTTAGTAATAACGCTTGGATCCGCTTCGTTCATTAACACGCTTCTATCTGCTTCATCAAATATTCTTTTGCCTTTGCTGTCTAAAGCCTTTTGTATTAAAGACTCAACTAATGCTTCAACAATTTGTCCTTTGCTTTGCATTTCAAGAACTTTTGATTCTACTCTAAATGGGTATGTTCTTTTGTAAAAAATATCCATATCCCACTCTTCTACGTGAAACTTCTCTGCTTCGCCGCCTATCTCTTTGTGATAGTGTTTTGTTATTTTGTCTAAAGTTTTACTCATCGTACTATTTTTCCTCTCTGTCTATTTGACACTTCCCGCGACGCTGGTCGGTAAAAACCTCGCGGTGATTGTTTCGAATAACCTTCATCAAGTCGCTGAATATAAGGTACGTTGTTTCGTAAATTATAATTCGTATTGGATCGCTTTCGCAGTCTCCAATTGCTTCTTGCCCGACCTGATCGCTTCGGTGTATAACGTTTCACCGTAGTTAAAAGATCTTTGGCTATCGAGCGAACTGCCTGATTTAACATCCGATCAAAATCAGAAGTTGCCTTTATCGTATTTGGCGATATACTAACTTTTAACAAGTGTATATCTCCTTATGTTGCCGCGATTGTAATGCCAGTGCCTGAACCGTTGTTAGTGCCCTGAAAACTGCAAGTCGCTTCTACCATTCCATCGAATGAACTTGTGATTGAAAAGCCTGTGATGATTACTTCACCTTGAAGACTCATACCAGTTGTTTCACCTGATGGGAATAGTTTGATTGTAGCCGGCGCCGCTCCTTGTACTCTCATCGCCTGCTGTGCTGTGTCGCTGTCTCTCATAAAAAGATCCAACGTACCGCTGAAGTCAGTTAAACCTGCTTTGTATGATCTAACACCACCAGAGTCCATATTTGTGTCCTCAATAGTTTCTGTGTTTAGGTCAATACTAAAAGATCTAACAGATGCTACATTTGAAAGTGAACCACCAACGTCAAACTCGACTCTGCCTGCTTCACCCGTGTATGTTGTTGAATTAAAAGCCATTAGTTAGCCTCCTCATTGTTTAATAGTTCATCGGGTCCATCGATGTCTATTTTTGTTTTTGCTTGAAGCACTACAGGCTCATCAACTACAACCTTACGTACAATCCTTTTCCGTTTGTTGCCTTTAGTTGATGCCTTCTGTAGCACCGATGGTTCATTGAAAGACCAACCATCTATCAGCCTTGCTTGTACGTCTTTCGACTTAACAAGTTCTGAATTCCCTTTTTTGTCCCATAATTGTATTTTCATTATAGCACTCCTTTAACATATTGGTATTTTACTTCTACCGTTATTACAACTTCTCCTAAAGGTAATTCTCTTTCTATTACCTCTATGTTTGATATCCTTGTGCTGACTGCGTGTATGTTTGTAGCCGCTCTTGTAATATCCCTGTCTCTGGATACTTCCATTATCTCCTCGACTCTTTCGACTATGTCATTACGTAAGGTATCAATCTGTGTGCCCCGGACATAACATTTCAACTGGATTGCCATTGTGCCTTCACGCAAGTCAGTTGAAATGTCATTTCTTGTTTCATTCAAAGTGTTCACAAGTATAGCGGGAAATTGTGTTATTGCTATCTTGCTTACTTCAAAGAACTCTCTGCTCACTAACCCCGGTGCAGGGTTCGTCATATTCTGTAATTGGTCAAATATATTCTTTGTAATATTTTCTCTTGCTGACATTATCTAATAAGCCTACCTTGATAAAAGGACTGCTTCTCCGCATCACTAAATGTGCCTGAACTATCAAGATCGTAGTTCACGCCGACTTGCAAAATAGAGTCGAACTCCTCTGCAAATTTTTCTTTGTAGTGTGCCATTTTTTCTCTAAAAGCATCGCCTTCTACCTCGAACGTGGATAAACGCGGATATATGTATTGATATAACACGTGATAAACTGCCGCCCTTGTAAATTGACTTGTGTCTAATCTGCTTGGGCTTAATTTAGTATTAACACCTGCTACACTTATATCTCTTGTTGCGTAATTGGCTGTTGGCCACCACTTAATGTTCAGTAGTCTTATCAGGTCATCATAAGTCTTTTCGTGTAATGAAGAAAAGTCCTGTATGCCGTAATTTTTTATGTCTGGTTCGTATTCTAATATGTCAGAATCACTTGCGAATTGTGCCATTGAAAAAGTCCTTCTTTTAATTTATTAATGTGTCAAAGTCCTACTTTGTACAATTTTATTTATTAGTTTTACAAAAGGCCCCGCAAGGGGAAACAAACGGGGCCTAAAGTAATGAGTAAGGTCAAATCAATTATTAGTTGATCTGTTTGTCTCCTCTTACTAATACAGCATAAGCGTCTTTAACAACTGCGTTTGCTCTCGCCGTCGTCGCAACGTATTCCGTTAAACGTCTGCTAACATCTCTCTGGGTCTCTATTCTTATTGGTCTTTTTACCATATGAGCGAATGCTAATGGGCTAAAGACTGCCCCCAAGGCGTCAGTAGCAGATGAATCTGCCGCTATCTGTGTTGATTGGAACATTTTTACGTTGTACAATCTGCCAACAAATGCTGAACTTGAAAGTAAGTTATTACCTACGTTCGAAATTGCACCTGCCGCACCTGATGCCGCGAAACCTGCGTTTGTTAAAACTTTGGCTACGTTAAACATCTGGCTTGGGTGTAATACGCAAATGTAATCACCGTCTGCGTCAGTGGGTGCAGAGTTTGATCTTAAAGTGTAAACCGCTTTTAAGATTGTTTCTGGAGTAATCTCCGATCCTGATCCACCTACGTTGTTAGTGATGTTGCTTTCTGTGAATAAAGCAAATGCATCGGTGTCAATTTTTTCACCTAATGCACCACCAAGCATCACGCCTACGTCTGATCCCATATTTCTTGCAGTTGATTCTGCTAATAAATCTGAAACGTCAACTCTAGCCGCGATTTCTGATGCTGTTAAATCAACCTGTGCGATTGCAACAGATGATTCTGAAACTTCAGCCGTTTGTGCTGGAGCACTTGCTGAAATCTCCGGATACACAGGAATTTGAGCCGTTAAGCCCGGAGTTCCTGACATATCGTATGTGTTGAACACTTGACCTGCGATTGATTTCTCAGATGCGGTGAAGACCGCCTCTTGGAGCACATTCGTCAAAATCTGCGTGTCCGCTATTTGTAGTTCTGGTTGTGCCATAACTATTTTCTCCTGTTAGTGCGCCTTATACTTTTGGTTTATAAACTTCCGTTCGCAACTTTTTATATAAAGCACGTTGTTCTGGATCATTAAGATCCAATGTGTTTATATCAACTTTGTTTGCACCTTCTGGAGATGTGTTTGATTTTGAACCGCTACCTGCTGGTCCTGCCGCTACAAAGTGGGCGTTTGACTTTAAAAATTCTGCCACGAGCCCATCGGTAGTCAAGGCATCACCTTTATCAGTGTACCGTGTTTGTTTGGATACCGGATCAATTATTTCAACACTACCATCCTCGTTCATCTTGACTTGGTCCTTTACAAGTTTAACAACCTGCCCAGGATTAATTGCTTTATGTTTGCTTGCCGCATCTAATAAAGCACCGTCAATCTTAATAGACGATAATTCTTGTGTCAATGAATTGATTTTTGAGTTTGCCTTCTCGGCTTGCTCTCTCAATATCGTTTCAAACTCACCTTTTTTCTTTTGCTCTTCTAATTTGGATTGCTCCTCTTTTTCAAGCAAAGTCCTATAAGTGTCTACATCTACACCATCAAACTTCTTTAACACTTTTGCTTCAGTCGTGTGTTTGACTTTAGCCATTATGTTATCAACGTCTTCTTGTGTATATGTCTTTGCGGGTTGACTTACCGCTTCTACCTGCGATGGGTTATTTTTTGTTTGTTCAGGTTGTGCCGCAGTAGCATTTTCCGTATTCAAATCCGATGTTTGTGTTTCTTGACTCATCGTGTCCTCCTATTATTGTCTCGGGTAGTATTGCCCGTGTAAATGTATTTATTATTAATAAAATTGATTGGTATCTTTTAGGCCCCACGCCTTGTAGTAGCCTGTCTTCTTCAAAAGTTTTTGTGCTTCTTTTATTTTTGGTAATGATTGAATAAAAATTAAAGGTGCTTTGCCAAAACTAAAACTTACACCTTTGTGCTTGCCATCATTGAAAGGGTGGTCATACATCACTGCAAGATGTTTATATTTTGTGTGTGTTTTTTTACAGATGTTATCTAATCTTCGTTCGCTTATTTTGACATTAAAATATATGATGATAACATCATAATGAAGCACACTAAAAAGATCACACAACTGGTTAATTTGAGCCAACAAATTATCCTTGCTTTGGACGATTGCGACTTTTTTATTTTGTAGAGTTGCTTTTGCAAAAGGACAGATTGCCTGTTTAGTTTTTTTATTTTTTTTAGCAACCTGTCCTCTAATCCAATCTTCAATGTCTTTACTTTCTACGGCCACTTTTTTTCTTACGTCTACCGCCTGACATTTTAGATCCTGCAGGTTTTCTTCTCCCGCTTCTTTTAGGTCCTGGCATTGTTAGTTTCCTCCTTCTTGATTTTGGTATCTTGTTGGTTAACAAGGCCGATGCTGTGCTTGTCGTGATTGCCATATATCGGCTCCTTCCCTATGTTTTGGTTATCACTATACAATGATAGCAATTCTCTACCTCTATCTTCAGCCGCCTTACGCATATTACGTAGGGCTCTTCTTGCCTCGATAGCATAACGTCTCGATGGACGATTCATCAATTTGTCGTAAGCATTGAAATAATCAAGACAGGCTTTTTTTAATTTTAAATGTCTTGCTGTCTCGTTTGGTTGTTGGTATATTCTTCTAATTGTGTTTGGCATTAATCAAATTTAATTACAGCCCAAGGCATTGCTCTACCTTGGCTATTTTTAACTACTTCTCCTGTATCTATATAATTCGCTGATTTTAACTTCTTGTAGCCATTTGATAATATCTTCCTTTGATACACAAGACAAGGTTTTACTTCTCTGCCTCCCACGTAATACTTGGCGTGGTGAACTTGTATGCCCTTTCTTGCTTTTATACCTGCCATCGCTACTCTCCATTAAAAATTATCCTCGATCCAATTATACAAATCATAAAGTATATAACACATCAAACCTAAAAAAAGCCAAAATGTTATCATTAAAACTTTCTAAAAATTTTGTCTATCCACTCTGCAAATTTATCACAGGCTTCAAAAAACTTTTCAATAGCCTTGTCAATCATAACTTAAATCCTTTCTTCCACGTTTGTAATGACCAATACGCCGCACTCAAAGTCTTTTGGCCTCTAACTTCTTTTAAAACTGCCCCCATACGTGCATTGAAACTTCTTCTCCTTGCAGGATTATTTCTGCCTATGCTCATACCCTTTTGTCCAAAATTAACTTTCTTGACGTTGCCTGTTTTTCTGTCTCTTACAAATACTTTAAATTTTTTTACATCGCCACGCATAACCTTGTTTAGTTTCACGGTTCTACCTCTATATGTTGCCATTATCTTTTTCTCCTTAAGTCAAGGTCGTGTTTTCTACTGCCACGCAAGAAACTATTCACACGTCCCATCGCCCATTGTCCCATTCCGATTCCCGGTCTTGATCCTGCTGTTAAAAAAGCGCCTTGCCCTCTTCTATAAACTTTTGCCAATGTGCCGTATGTGAATCTTGACTTTGCCGCTTTACGTTGCAAAGTTTTTCTTACCGTTGCATTGATTGGTTTTGCTTTACGTTTTTTTGCCAAGTCTTACTCTCCTGTCTATTAATGATTGTGGTATACGTTTGCCTGCTCTCGCAAGTTTGCCTATACGTTTGATAAGTGCTGAAAGTTGTGTCCTACGTGCGCCTTTTACGCCAGACAAATATTTTTTAGGTATACCGCTACTCTTGTCCTTCGGTACTTTCCGTCTCTTGGCCATTGCTATCTCCAAATCGTTGTGCAAGTTCAGGATGTAAGTTTTTGATCTCTTCGTCCGTGTATCCTGTCTTGATCATTTCTCGTAAATGTTTGATCAAATCATCTGCGTTTGATACTGCAGGATGTTGCATCGTTAATTTTTTATCTGCCATCATTACATCCAATTCGTCTTCGTCTTTTGCCAACAATTCTAATATTTTGTTATCAATTACTTCTTTTACGTTTGGTGTTGCTGTCGATAAGTCTCTTTGGATTATTGCCGCTTTGGATAAAATGTCCATATCTAAATTTTTATCTCTAATATGAAAAGCCATAGGGTATTTTATTTCACCGTCAAATGTTTGTCCTTGCCATTTTGCCCAAATTCTAAAGAACTGCTCCTCGAACAATTCAAGTTGTTTTGCCTTTTCACAAAGTTTTGCATCCAGTAATAAAAATTCTGATTGCATCGCTACACCACTCATTTGTCTTGTCTCGATAGCACGGATGGCGCCCATATGTGCCATTCTATCAATTGCTTTTATCTTGCTGTCAATACTTTTCAATATAGCATCTAAATTAGTGCCGCTTGGTTGAAGCAAATATGGCCGTAAGCCTGCATCTGTTTCGTTTGGTATTGTAATAATACTGCCCGCACCTGCAGTTGCTTCAACGTCTGGTGTTTTAACAAGTGTAGGATGATTTGTCAAACGGATCAATTGTTCAACTTCTGAAAGTTCTGAATAGATAGCCATTTGTGTATCAGCAACGTCTCCTATGTCGCTAACACCTATGCCTTTTATTGGCGACCTTGAAGCATAACACCATACCGCTGGTATTTGTCCAATTGGGTTTGGTGTAGTTTCAACAACTTCCGTTGTCTTTGCTTTTTTGGGATCATATGTCTCAAGTGTAATTTGTTCTTTGGTCCAAGTCCTCAAATAATATTGTGTTGCACCTGCATATGTTCTATCTTCTTTTTCTAATAGTTGCAGGTAATTTAATTCGTAGTGTCCGTTTGGTAGTCTTTCCCAATTCCAATTTATTACATTCTCCGGAGTGTATAAAGTTGCATATGGACGTATGCCTTGTTCAAGTTCCTCTGCACGAGTGCCGACCACCGTCTCGGGTCGATCTATTAATACCACACAATGTCCGTACACCGTGCTCATTAAATTTACATCACGCATAAATGAATGCCAAGTCCTGCCTTCCATATCGCAGTCTTTCAAGAAGTTGTCCATTTCTGCTGTGCCGTCTAAACTGCCAAAATTTCTTTTTGGCTCATTTCTGTATATGAAGGAGTTGTAAATGTGTGTGATAGATTTAACGTGGTTGTCTAAAGGTGTCTGTGCAAGTCTGCTAATGTATTCTGGTTGTGATTCGTAAACGTATTTTGTAAGGTAATTTCCCATCTTGTAGTGTGCACCACCTAGATAAGAATTAATCAAAAATTTCCAGCGGTTAATGTAATTGATGTATTCGTTGTGTGCGGGTAAGCCTGCTAAAAAGTCGCTACCATCTGTTGCACTTTGGTCTATATTTGTGAAACTATAATCTGCCATATTGCCCCTCTAGTTGAACGTTAAATCTTTTTTGTATAGTTTGTTGTCCCATATCTCTTTTAATTGGATACAAATAACTTACAAGGTATCCCAAAGCATCTCCTAAATGGTCAATCCCGTGTGTTTTGTTTGGCACACTTGTACCCTCTTTGAACGTTTGTTTTACAAGTGTATTTACTACATTCTTGCACTTAGGAGATATAAACAATGTCCTTAGATTGTTTGCATTACACAATTTACTATTGACGCTGTTTATTCTATCACGCACCGGCATATGACTTTTCAATACCTTACACACAAAGCCATTGTTCTGTAAAATACTCAAATCCGTTTTGCCTCCCGCACTTGTACGCCTCTGCACACAACTTGGATCCGGGAACGCAATTATTTTTCTATTTGGATAACGTGTTAATATTTCATCACAAAGTTCTTGTGTGTTGCTACCAAATATCCTTATTTCTTCTACAATGTCAATAACGTTGTTGTTTATTATACCAACAACTGCACTAATGGGACTGACATTGAAATCGATGCCAATGTA